TGGATGTAAAGGCCCACCACCAAAATGTTCATCTACATCTGATTGTGTAAAGCAAGGTTTCCTCATTGATTTATAATCAACGAAAAATTTTCCATTAGGATGAATTCCTGCTACCGCCGCCGGAGCGCCATCCCATTTAACTGTAACATTAACAGCTTCTTTATTATTACCTGCTAACATATCTCTTAGCGATCTCAGAAAATTAATAGCACCTCTAGTACCATTAACTCCTCCATTTAACACCTCATCTTCGAGATGTTCCATATGAAGATTTTTTCCTGATGCTTCTATAAGAAATTGTTTGTAAGATTTCATGATAAGTGCTTTTTAATTATATTTGCCAACTCCAGACGATTGCCTACGTTTTTCTTCCCAGATATAATATTCATAAAATCACTAAAGGATCTATTATCTCTCGGCGCACGTCCTTTCTTTTTCTCTAAAGGCTCTTTTTCTCTCAAATAGGAATCTATGGTATTTTTTAAAGTATTATTTTTATCTGTTGCTTTATTATACTTTTTTATTGCTGCTCCCTTTGTCCACTTATCATTCATTAAGGCATTCGCAAATACATCACCTAGGATATCACCATATCCCGATTCACCTTTAACCAATTTTGCCGGTGTATATGGTTCTACTTTTAATCTTGGTACAAAATTTCCATAACCACCTTGTTTCCAATCTAAAGCCCAGTCATAATCAATTTCAACCTTTCCGGCTACGTTGAGGTATGCTTCACCATTTTTAAATGCATATGCATTTAAATTCGCTGGATTATAATAAAAAATAACATCATGAGATTCTTTCTTTGCATATACGTTCATACCATTTGCAACCCAAATATGCATAAAAGTATTAGGCTCCGTCACACACATTTTTTTATCTAGGTAAATGGCATCATTAAATTTAATTCCACCATCCATTCCACCTTGACATGCAGTGCATACTTTTTTCCACATATCTGTAATTTGTGTAACAGAGGCGCCATGTTCGTACAACCTTATTGATGCTTCGTTCATTGCCGCTGAAAATTTTTCTTTCTTTATAACTCCACCTCCGGAAGATTTATCAACAACTCCTAATCCAACATTTCCAGGAACTTCCGTAGCACCAGTTGTTTTTTTCCAAAAGTCATCAAAAACTTTCTTTCCATCTCTGAATCCATCTTTTTTACCAAATGCTGCGCCACTACCCTTTTTCGCTTCTGGGTCGTCCGATTCTAAATCTTTACCACCTTTTTTTAATTCGATAACACCTGGTGTGCCGGCGACTCCACCTTCAAAATAAACATCACCTTTACCATCTTTACCTTTACGCCCACTAGGATGATTTAAAATTAAAAAAATCTCACCACCACCCATATTTCTTTTATCTATTTGAGGTTCCCAGGAAACAAACCAATTATAAAATGCTGGATTATTAATTAAAGGATTGGAATCTTTAATATATTTTTTGTTACCAATATTAGTCCCCTCACCTTTTAGAGCATCAGTTACTATGGCGTCTGCATCAACTAATTTTCCGCCTATTAATTTGTTTATAAAATCTAACTTCTCTTCTACTTTTACATTTATTTTAATAATTTTTGACATCAGAGCTTCTTTAGCCACTTCTACTTTACCTGTTGTCATTTTCCTATTATCAAATAATTCACCGATTCTCATTTCCATATTGGGAACAAATACTGCTTCGTATGCTCTATCAATAGTCTCCTGAGGAGCTTGCTTTAAAATTCTCAAAAGAGGGGCCAATTCTGGAGCATTAATATTTCTTATATCTTTTTCCAGAAGAAGCGCTATTATATGTTCGGCAGATTCAGTCATAAAATTTTTATATGTTTTTTTCATATGATCGCTACTGGGTTAATTCTTAATATGAATAGAATCGGTGCCACCAGGTTCGCCATGATTTTTCCAAGCGCTGCCGGCTTTAGTCCATTTCTTCATAACCTTTTCCAAGTCTTTTGAAAATTTTATAATATTTTCTTTAGGAAAAACCGAGCCTTCTCCCAGAGAATGTTCATACTTTTTAGGATCCGAGTCAGCCCAGCCATCAACCCATAGCGCAGTACTTTCAATCTGCCTCATAATCATTAATGCCGTTTGTAAGCCTTTATCTTTAACTCTATATCCTTCCAGTACTTGCGCGACTTCTTCCTTTGGATCAAACATTCGATTGGAATTACACCACTTTTCGATTTCTTTAGCGGTCTTTTTATCGCTTGAATCAAATTTTCCATATTCCATAAAATCTATCGCGTCATTACCCTGACTTGGACCTATCTTATCCGTCACAGCTTTTCCTTTACCATCTTCAACATATACGTGAAAGGCAATATTTTCATCTGCACCTGGTGTGGTATCTGATGCGTCATGATATTTAACAGGTGTTATTGAAAAATCTCCACATTTTATTGATTTGCCTTCGAAACCGTCAGACTTACCAGCTCTAGCCTTCTTTGAAGATAACTTTTTAAAGCCGGCTTCAATATCTCTGGCAAGATCTTCTTTTATGCTTATTCTTCCACCCAGCCGGCCGCTGCTTAATCCATCCGTCAGTCCTTCGAGGGCTAAATCCTTATAAGTTTTCACACTTTCTCCTTTGGTTAATTTTAGAATTATACTCTAAATTAGTTTACTTAACTATTTAGTCTTTTTAAGATACCCGAATTTCTTTTCGGTAAGATGTATAAATTTTTTAAAAACTTTTTGTTTATTTATTTTAGAATATCTCATAAAAGCTTCACAACTTGTTTTTGGCTTATCGTGGAGATACATATCAAAGGCGAGTTCAGAACTATACGCATCTATTTCAAATGGGTTTGAAAAATAATCATCATATTTGTTTTGTTGATCATCAAATTGCAAAGAATGAGTTAATTCGTGAATGTAGGTGAGTGTAAATTGTTGTCTATATTTTTCCCAAGTGGATTCAGGAATAAATAATTGTTGTGTATATAGTTCTGGTGATAAATTAATTGTTATTTCTAATTCTGATTCTGAAAAATGTTCTTCGGGAACATTGGCAGCCCCATCGAAAGTCATTTCATATAGGGCATGATCCAAATCTTTTCGTATATTAACATAACAAGAAAATCCTAGTTCATCTTCTAATATTTCTTCTGTTCTATTAGCACATTCATGCCAAAGCTTAATATAACGATTTGTTTTTGTACTATAAGAATTTTCAAATTCATTAAATGCTAGATCTGTACATCCTAATGAATCTTTAATAAAATCTAACCCATTTGGGGTAGCAGAATCATTAATATTGAAAGTTTCCAAAATCAGCCTTATTTCTGTGTCTATTATCGGTAGAAACATCAAACAACGGTGTATCATCTTGTCCGCTATCCGATATGTCTTCTTGGGCTTTCTGTTCTACATCATAAAGTCTCATTTTACTTCTATCTACTCCAATAATAAACTTTCTATAAGATGTAGGATCATTATATCTGTTTTTCAATTGTTTTACAAGCATTTGATTTAATTCTTCCATTTCTTCAGAAGATATAAGTGCGAACATAAAATCCGCAGTTGCCGGTAAACCAAAACTCTCAGAGGTATCTTCTAAACCAATATCCGTACTTGTAAACCCTGATCTAGTTGTTTGTGTTGCAGACATAATCGGAACATTATATTCTACGGCTAAGCCCCTTAATTCTTCAGCAATAGATTTAATATATGTGTATGAATTAACATTGGCGCCCGCCTTTATTCTAGAAGATGTACAAATGTTTAAATAATCTATGAATATTATATCGGGAACAAAATTACGTTTCAAGTTTAATTCACCTAATAAATTTTTAAAGTGCATTGCCCCGGCTGATGCAGTAGGATATTCTTTAATAATTATTTTACCATTGGTTTTTCCTTTGAGTTTATCTATTTTCTTTTTATACATATCTCTAGGAATTTCTTCTAATTGACTCATTGGAATATCTAAAAGATTCGCATCAATTCTTTCAGCGATCCTTTCTTCCGCCATCTCCATGGTGATGTAAAGAACATTTTTATTAATAGAAAGACAACTAGCGGCTTGATGACACATGAATAAAGATTTACCAACCCCAGTTCCTGCTAAACAAATATTTAAAGTCTTCCTAGGTAAACCTCCTTTTGTGATTTTATTAAACATCTCGAGATCGAATTCAAGTTTTTCTTCTACTCTATGATAAAATTCAAATCTATCTTCCGCATCTTCAATAAAATCGTGTCCTACGTGAGGATCAAAAGAAACAGCTAAAGCTTCTGATAAAACTGAGGGGATTGCTCCTTTAGATAAATGAGTCTTTTCATTACCCTCAAGAATCGCAATTGCATTTACTACAGCATTATATATCGCTTTATCTTGACAAAATGTTTCTGATTGTTTTACAAGCCAAGGTGAGATATCTTTTAATTCACTGGGCTTATCTAAAGTATTAATTATTTCAATAGATTTATTAAAATCCGCTTCGTGTATGCCATCTAGTTGGTCTAAATCTATTGATAAACTTTGTTTGGTTGGTAGGTCATTATGCTTTAAAATATATTCTTGAATTAATTTAAAAACTATCTTTTCAGATGAATCATCAAAATATTCAGATTTTACGTAAGGAACAACTTTTCGTGAAAAATTTTCATTATGTATTAAATGTGATAGTATCAGCCTCTCTATCCGTTCCGTCATTGGTTTTTACTCCTTCCTTTTCAGATGTTTCTTTATATCTGTCCCATAATAATTTAACTAAAATCTCTCCGATCATATATTCAAATTCAACACCTTCTTCATCAGAATGTTCTACATCCTGTAATTCTGGTGGCACAAGAATAACGTCGTATTCATATTTCGCATTACTTTCTCCTTGTTCATCCGGAGGAGCTAATTGAAACTTCCCTAATTTTATAATAGTTCCTTTAAAAGGGCCCGTAATTAATTCAACACACATTTGAGAAACATCCTCAGGATGTTCCGGATGAGGAACTAATTTAAAATAACTATTAATTCTATCGTAATCTTCTTTTGTTAATTCACTGCTCATTTTATTCTCTTTCCGGGATCCATTGCATTATTCCTTCTTCTCCTGTCCATCTGGCAGAAACTATCGGATAAGTACTCCAAGCTCTGCGAACAGCATCTTCACCACCACGGCGGATTATTTTTGTTCCGTCTTCCATTGTCAATTCAACAACTTTAACTTTTTCTACTATCATATCATCAGTGCTCATGTTGTTCTATTCCATGTTGATCTAACAAATCATGCATTCGTTGATGTTCGTCCGCCGTGTATTTGTAAAAAAGTACTCCGGTAACAAAACTTCCGATAACAATCCCTTGGACAAATCTATAAATTGTTTTTCTATTTTTGGCTTTTGTGTCTTCTTCCATTGATTTACCACGTTTATAACCATCATAAAATTTATAAAGGCCATAAGCAACAACAAATCCTCCTATAATCCAACTTATAGGATGGTTAACGGTAGCGACAAAACTGCCGCCAAATAGTACGGCAATAAAACCACTAATCCAGCATATAGGACACATATGTATACTCCTATCTTGCCTCTTCAAGAACTGATTCTTCTTCTACAGCCAATTCTTCCAATTCTTCTATTTCCATTTCACCATATAAAAATTCTTTCCCAGCTGCAACGTCTAACTTGTCTAAAATTTCTTTTGTAAAATATTTTGTGGGATTTTTAAGCATGGTTTTTAGAAAAACCTTTTCTCCATCAGGCATTTCTAATCTAGTAGAAACTTTTTTAAAGATTTCATATTTCTCTGCTAATTCTGCTAATCCATAATATCTATTCAATCCTTCTTTATATGTAAGAAGGACATCCACCATTTTATGTTCTTTTGTGAGTCTTGATTTATAAGTTCTACAATGAATTATTTGACCAATAACTTCTGTTCCGTCTTTTTCTTTTTTCTTAGAAAGAAAAACAATAGATGATGCAGCATAATGTAAGCCAGTTCCCCCACCCATAATTTTTTGAGGAAACAATGTCCCTATTTGATCATATGTGTGATTAGTAACTACAAGAGGAACTTTTGCTTTGCCTCCTAATAAAGTAAGAACTCTAAATGTTCCTTTAACCATTTGAGCTCTGGTCATATCTCTGGTCCCCTTACCGTCGCTAACATCTTCCATTTCTTTAGTAGTAGAAAGATTGCCTAATGAATCTAAACATATCATCATTGGTGGGCGAGACTTGCTGGATTCTTCTAAATGTTTTTCTAAAATTTTAGTTGCTTGTGTTCTGAATTCTTGGACTGTGGCAACAGGTAGGATAATCATTCGCTTAGAATCGATTCCTCTTGATTCTATCATATCTTTGGTTATGGCAGATTCACTTTCAAAATATATAACCCCGCCAGTAGGATTATCTGCGAGAAACTGTCTAACGCAACCCAAAACGAAAAAAGTTTTACCTGTTGAACTTTCTCCTGCAAATGCTGTAATTTTATTAGATGGTAATCCTCCATAGATGCTCCCAGATAATTGTGCGTTTAAAATATAAGAACCAGTATCAATAAAACTTTCTACATCGCCTGCTTCAACTCCGTCACTTACTACTGCGCCATATTCATTATTGGCTACTTTTAACATTTCCCCAAAATAATTATTCATAAATCCTTTTCAATTAATTAATCATTATATATTATACTACACATTTAAAAAAATATCAAGACTTTTCTACATCAACTGAACCAGTAGTGGGATCATATGAAATTTTAAAGGTTACTTCAATTGGTTTAAGGGTCCCGTCTGCCTTGAGTATGGGGAGCTTACCTTCAACTGCACCCATCAATGCATCTTTGGCATTTGTGAAAGTATGTGAGGGGTCATCTTTTATAAACTTATCTAATTCTTTTTTTGCACTGGCTGGAAGTAAATCATCTATCATACTTTCCACATGCTCTGTTGCTAAATCTGTTGCTTTGTCTACGACTAATCCTGAAATTACATTAAATAATAGTCCTGCTAATGGTAACATAATATTTCTTTCTTTTTAATTATTCACTGCAGCATTGTTCTTCTGTGCATGTGCATGGATCACAATTGCAATTTTCATTTTTACAATGTTCATTTTTACACATATTTTTCTCCTTTTAATTTTAATAAAAAGGGGGTGTATTTGCCTTACCCCCTTTTATATGGATAGACTACTTAGAATAAATTCCCCAGAGAACCCAGATGGCTACTAAACCAACTAATCCTTCTGATCCAAGTTGTTTAACTAAATCGGTAACTGATCCAATGACATCAATGCCAATGAAAGGAACAGCTGCGCCGAAAATAATTTGCATAACTACGCCTAATGCTATTAACGCGAGTCCTGCTTCTGTTAGGCTTTTAATCCAACCTATTGCTTGATCTAACATGTATTATTACTCCATTATGGTTATAATTGTTAAAAAGTGTTAGTGTTGTAGTGGTGCACTCCACCAAGATTCCCACGGAAAATGGATCCACAGTTTCTCTGTATCTTTAGCTACTTCTCTAACATAGTAATGAGGTTTAAAATCTACCTCATTATTCCACCAGAGTGATGCAAATCTTACGTCACACTGAATTTCTAAAGGCATGTTCTCTCTTGGCCCCGTAATATATTTTGATATACGTTCAAACGTTACACCGCTATCACATATATCATCTACGATTAAAACCCTCTTATCTGACTTCCGTGGCAGATAATCTTCCCATTCAGGAAAATCTCTAAGAGCGCTCTTCACGGGCTTAAATGGCTTCTTAAACCAGTGAGACATCATAACACCAGGCGTTAATCCGCCGCGACTCAAACCTACGATAACATCTGGTTCGAATCTATCTAGCACTATATCACGGCAGAGTTGATTTACATCTAAACACATTTCCTGCCAGCTATACCATAATTTTTTCATATCCTTCATAATGTATTCCTTATCATATATTTATCACATTTCTTACACTAAAAACGCATCCAAAGAGCTCGTTCTTTCTGACGACCAACCAATCACTTTTAATATTTCATTTAAAGGGCCGCCGAAAGATTTCTCAAATTGCTTCTCATAATCAATATAATCATGAAGGCCGAACTCTTCGGGCAAGCCTTCGATCATAGCTATAACACCATCTCTAATAGGATTAGGTTGTTTCAAATATACAAACTTAATTTTTTCTCCCTCTTGAATAAGTGGATACTTATTTTGTAAATTCTTCTGTTTCAAAAAATGATTATACAAGCGTGTTCCTTTTACATGTACGGGAGTTCCTTTAGCATACAATTTTGTACCGCCATTATACTTTTCAATCCCTTTAACTGATCTGGGGAATGCAATATTTTCAATAGGTTCTTTTTTAAACTGTTCTCTAAAATCTGCAATAAACTTTTGTATAGTTGCTTCATCATGATTGATAATAATATCAAAAGACTTTTTTAATTTATCTCTACAAGATGTAGGAGTTGATGATTTAACAGATTCAATCCCCATAACCTTAATTCGTGGGTTTGCATATCTAACTCCTTCGTTATCATGAACATTAAGAATATAATGTTTCTTTCCTGTCCAAATACCTTTATCAGCGAGACACTCTCTTTTCATAAACATCTTCTGACCATAAGCATTCATATAATTTGCAAGTTCAGAATATCCACTATCAATTACTCCTTGAAGTTTATCCTCGCACACTTTATCTAAAAAATTTATTACTTTAGTTGTATCTGGATTTTCAGGAAATACTTTTTTTACTAATTTATCTAAAGTGATATAAAGAGAGTCGGTATCTGATGCAAGAACATAATCATTCTCTCCTGTCTCCATAATCTGATTAAGATAATTATTGACCACATTTTCTGCCCAGCGAATACTGAGCTGCCCACCTAATGTAATAGCTTCAGATATTCTCAAATCAAAAAATCTAAAATATGGATTTCCAAAAGCTCCATAAACACTATTAAGCATTAATTTCATAGCGGTCTGTTTATTACCAAATGAATCTGCTTCCTTTTTTAATTTTTCTATCTCGACTGGATCCGTTTCTTTTTCTAATTTTTTCTTAGCCTCAATTTCCTTCTTTTTAAAGATAACTCTATTATCATATTTTTCCTGCATTATCCTAGGTAAAAACCCTTGTTTGTCTTTTCGAAATCCCTGTCCGTTAGGAGCGATGATAATATCTTTATCATAATATTTGTTTAAATCAACTTGTTTATTTAATAAAGAATCGACTCGACATGTCTCTGTAACGCCAGTTAAAATAGTATCAGGGCTAATATTGTATTGCATGATTAAATGAGGATATAGGCTGTTTAAATCAAAGCTAACAACCCAATTATGTAGTCCCGTCTGTACTTCTTTTACATATGCTCCAACATATGCGGCATTTTTTGTATTATCTTTCTTAGGTGGAACTACTATATTTCTATTCATTAAATCATTCGCAAGAATAACTTCCCACATCATCACCATTCCAAATGTGTCCTGATAGTTTACCTTTGCTTCATAAGCCAAAGCAACCACCATTTCTATCAATTTTTTCTTTTCCTCTAATCGTTCTACAAGCTGTGCATCTTTAATATTATAATCAATAAACAACTGATAATTTTCTTTATATAATGTATAAAGATTTCCATATTCTTCAAACGATAATTTTCTTTCTCCTAATTCAACTGAAGCAATATAATCTAACCTATAACTTTCCGCCGGTGGAGAATTCCTTCTATAAACATCAATGTAATCAATAACAGCAATACCGATGAGATCATGAAAGATTGTGTCTCTACCTCTAAAATTTGTTGTTCTCTCATTAACTATTCTCCATGGAGATAATCTCTTAACATTCTTTCTATCAAATAATCTAGAAATCCTATTAACTAAATATGGGATATCAAAGCCTTGAATATTCCACCCTGTAATAATATCAGGTGCCAACTTTTCCCAAAAAGAAAGAAATTCTTGAACTAAATGATTTTCATCAGCGCAGTGAAAATATTCAACATCCGGATTAGTATTATTATATTCACCACATCCAAATACAAAATATTTTCCTTTTGCTCCAACAGTAACGGCTTGTATTTCTTCTGAGGCAGAAATTGGATCCGGAAAACCATGTTCTGAACCAACCTCAATATCAATACTCGCAACTATGAGTTGTGAAAAATCATAATCAATACCTCTATCTTTGGGAAACTCATCGTAAATATAATTATATCTCCAAGCAGTCATTCCATAGATTTGAAAATTTTCTACTCCATCATATTTTCGAATAAACTCTCTTGTTTCTTTTATTGTGCCTGGTTTGATGGGAGATAAAGATTTTCCATTTATAGTGGAATACTTTGATTTTTTGTTGGAGGGGATATAAATTGTGGGGTGATATTCAATTCGATCATCAAAACGTATTCCGTTTTCATAACCTCTAACTAAAATATAATCACCAATTTGGTGTACATTTGTATAAAATTTCATTTATCAAAATAATTGTAGTCCACTTTGTGTCCATAAGATTTTAATTTCTTATAGCACCATAATATATGATCATCAATCCAACTTCTTTTATTCTTATACGCGCCAATTAAATATAGAAATTGGAGATATACCAAAAGAGGAAATATTAATAATCGGTTCATTGAATTAATCCATCTTTGTAAACTGTTTTTCCTTTTATTCTCAAAGCTGTATTAATTTTTTTACGGTTCTGCCCATTTGTTTTAAATGAACAATGAACCCACCCACTGCTAGGTTGGCCTTGAGTATAAAATTCTAAAATCAATTGATCAAAATCTAAATTTTCTTTAACCCAGCAAGCCAATTTATAATTGCCTATTCTGGAACTTTCAAAATCTGCTGCTTCTCCCCAGCAATGCTGACTGGTTTTAGATCCACCAACTGCCTTATTCAGTGCTCCTCCTCTATACCCACTATTAACTCGAAGAGGTCCAACTTCATCTCTTATCGGTTGTAATATATGATTTGCAACGTTAGTAAGGTTAACTAAAATCTGTGCGGAATCAGGCATATTACTTATTCCTAATCTTTCCGCGGTTGAACTTTTCACGAGTTCAGGAAGAGTAAAATTTTTCGCTACTCTAATGTCTTCATCTGTATTTAATAAATCTATCATTGTGTATTCCTAAAAGAGGGGTTGTTATGACCAAATTTCTATATAATATATTTATAACGCGCCCTCTTGTCTAATATATGAACCTACCGTCCTTGGTGCGAAGGCCTCGTTACAATTGGAATTCGCCTCGATTTCTTTTCCTCAGGAATAATTCTTTCTAAGGTGATAATTAACATTCCGCTAGTCATAATCGCGTCGTTAACTATCATATCATCAGACAAAGTCCAAGACCGCTTAAATGAGCGTCTGGCAATACCTTGATGAAGATAAGTTTCTTCAGATTTTTCTGTATCACTACTGACAGTTAATACTCTGTCCTCAACATTAACCACAATATCTTTTTCGCTAAGTCCTGCAACTGCTAACTCTATTATATATTGTTCTCCATCTTTTTTCAAGTTATAAGGTGGATAACCAGAAGATTGGTTTTGTTGATTACATTCAAAAAGTCTATCAAACATTGTATCAAACCCAACGGCTGAAATTAATGCTTGTTCGAATTGTTTGTGAGTGGGAAATGGGGAACTTCCCATCATAGAAAGTGCGTTAGTTGTTATCATATGTCCTCCTTTTTAAGCAAAGACGTTTAGTAAAATATTAAGAACCCTTACGCAAGCAATTCTTAATAATATGAAAAGAAAAGGTCAAGAGTTAATCTCTCCAACCCTCTCCTGCTATAAAATGCTCAAATCTGTGTTTGAGCACTATCCATATTAAATATAATATGGAATTGGCACTATATACTCCAACTTCGTCGAATTCAATAGTACCTTTGTCGGGATCAGTTATAACTTCTTCATATATTTCTAAGTCGTAACTGTGCCCTACAACTTTAAATTTACTCATTTGCCAGTACTCCCAAAACCACCTGTTCGGCTGGTTTTTTGTGTAGGTGGCGAACTAATTTCTTTGATATTATAATGCTCCAATTGCACAAGTTCTCCCTGAGCAATCCTATCATTGTTATTTATAACGATTGACTGAATATCTGATAAATTTATTATGGGAATCAATAGTGGATCGATATAATCATTATCTATCACTCCTTCACAATTAATAAAACTCATACCTTGTTTAATTGCTGTGCCAGATCTTGGATGTATTCTTACTGAATAACCCGCTGGAATATCCAAAATAATTCCTGTGGGAACTAAAACTCTTTGAAAAGGATGTATTGTTATATTCTTATCATGTCTTTCAATAAAATCTTTTCGATCATCGCTCCAAATTTTATAACCCAATTCTGGTTTATAATATGCATGTATATCAAAACATGCGGAACCTTGTGTTGAAAATGAAGGGAGTATTACGTCAGGATATAATTTGTGTGCTTTGAGGCTTAATGTCGTCATTTTTTTTATTACCTATATTATATTTCGCAACTAGTTCCCACTCTTCTTTTTTCTTAAAAGCTATAATCTTTAATTGATTAATTGGAACTATGTTATCTTCATCAATATTATCATTACTAAC